TCTTTTTGATTTTCTAAAAGTGATTCTGCTTGAGTGGCATCTTTCACTAATGGTGTTTGATTTGGTTTAACACGTACAGTTGTTGTATTAAACATTTTACCTGTTTCTGCTGCTGGTATTACTTCAATTGTAACATCACGTCCTTTTTGGATGTCTGTAATATCACCATAATCTTCATCAGCCATTACTCCTAATAGTTCTTGGTAAACCATTTTACCAAATTCATAAAATCTAACTCCTTTATCTTCTTCTCCTCTTACTACTACAGGAGCAAAGATTCTAGTCTTAGGGTTAATTTTACCTGATAATGACCAATTGTCTTTATCATTTGTCTTTCTAAGTTCTTTTACGAACTCTTCAATAGGGTCTTGCTTACCAAAGTTTGATAAAGCAATCATCGGGTATTTACCAATACCGTAGTGAAATTTTAATTCTTTGAAAGGAAAAGTAGGATCGTACACAGATGGTACAATTCTAAGTGTCTGTTTACCTAATTGAGGTTTCCAAAAAATTTCTGAGTAGTCAGTCTTTTCTTTCTGCTGACTGTTGTTGTTTAAAGAGTCTAATTTAGCTCTAATTGCGTTTATATCCATAACTGATTAAAATATTTATATTCTATAATATAAGAAACTTTCCTTAATCTACCAACCCTTAAGATGGTAAATTCATTATATTGGGTTTTTCTGAAGTATATCTACCAGATGTTTTAGAACACCTAACACATACCTCTGGAAAGTCAAGGTCACCAACCTTATCTCTGAAAATTTTACTTTCTTGTTTATTATATATCTCTAACAAGGTATTATTTTCAACATTACCTAATATGTAATTTTCGTGTAAACTAACGTCAGACCTTAGGTTACAACATGGCATAACACTGCCATTATAGTCTATTCCAATAAAATGAACTGGTTCATAACATGGGAAGTTTCTTGTAAACTTTTTACGTATTTCTAATGCTCCTCCTCTGTAATTAATCTTTCCTAACCTCATGTTACGTACATTAAAAGGTTTAGTCTTCCTTGTAACTGGTCCTAAATCTTCTTTTTTTAACTTAAAGTCGTAATCCATAACAGTAAGTTCATCTATATCTACTCCTTCATAATCATAGTCACCATTTGTATTGGCAACTATTTTAACATCTGGTAGGTGTTCACGTATGTATTCTATTCTTTTATCTAGTATTTCTCTAAACGCAAGGGGTTCACAATACCTACTTAAAGAAATATAGCTAGAAAAATTGTAAGATACAAGTTCTTGTATAATTTTTTTAAAAATAGTTTCTGGAAGTATCTTATTTTCAGATATTCTATCAACGTAGTGGTTTGGACAAAATGAGCAAGTCCTATTACAGTAAGAAAAAAGTTCTATTTCTACCAGTCTAACATCTTGTAACAAACTAATTATTTTAGCTCAATAATTTTGTACAGTTTCGTATTAACCCTTTTAAGTTCAGGTCCTTTGGTAAGTAAGATACAGTTCCTGAAATCTAACCAATTTACTCTATAAGAAGTATCCAATACTCCTTCGTTGAGTTCTTTTATTAACGTGTTAAGTGCGTTTATTGTGTATAGAGTGTTAGACTCTTTCTTGCGGTGCACTAAGATTGTGTTCTCTAAGAATGTTCCTACGTTGCCGAAGTCGACATTATAGGTACATATATACTCATCTTGACTCTTTGAGTAAAGTACGAATATCTTATTGTATATTATCTTATACCTTTCTTGTATTTGCTCTAAAATACTATCTAAAGTATCTTCAGTTGCAAAAGTACAGAATAGTTTATTGCTCATATCTTCGTTGAAATATATAGGCTCAATATCATAGTCAAATCGAACCTCTGTAACTGTATCATTCATATTATAAATATCATTTTCTTTTATAAACACAAATCATTAGAATATTTAAATTTTATTGGGTACTTACCACCGCTTTCCAGTATTTCCTTTAATTCTTCTAACGTTTCCTTACCATCCTCTTTGTTAAAGTCAAAAAGTAGTGCATCGTAGGTATATAGTACTAATTTGGTTTTTTTATTTTTTAAGTATCTAAGTACTTCTTTTAATATAAGAACATTTCTTGAAGTCTCTAACGATTGCATGATATAGTTCATAAGTTTCTGAGGATGCATATCTTTTAATGTTGTCGTGAAAGGTTTTCCACTAATTGGTGCCAAAACCTCTCCGTCATCTTCGAATTGTTTCCATAACTCTTTTATATACTCATCAATCTTTGTAAAGATCTCAAGGTGAGCCCATTTTTCGGGTATCTTTCCATAAATTGCATGAAAGTTAATTTGTTTTGCTGTATCGTATTCTTCTTCTGTGATTTCTTCTTTGTTAAAGTACTGTTTTGCTAATTGAGTATGAGCTGATTCGCTTGATAAAGTGTATCCAATCTGTTCACAAAGTAAACGCAGGTGATAACCATCAAAATCCAACTCAACAAAATAATCACCGGTGGGATGGAAAGATTTCCTGTGTTGTTCACTTTTAGGAATAGCAGCGAAATTAACGCTATTAAAGGCATTAGTAGGTCTAGAAGTAACATTATATAAATTATATGAAGTTAGTACTTTGTTATCTATTGTATTGTAGATAGGGTTACGAGGTTTAAATATTTCGGTATATTCATCATAATATATACCTAAGCCAGCTTGTTCGATAAGAAAAAATACATTTGTTGCTGTATTATTATAAAAATCAAAACTATCTGGTACATTGTAGTCAATTATTTTTTTTACTTTGTCATATACCTTTTCACAACTTTCATATAGTTTAGAAATAGGTATTAATTTGTTTACATAACTTAAATCACTGTACTTATTGTAGGTGACGTTAATAGAAGAGTTTTCTCTTGAATAATCTAGTTTTTCATACTTAGTCATTGAATATAACAATGATAGATCTATTGCTCCCTGTATATTAAAGTGATAGAGTAACTCTTTCTTATTTAATGTATATAGTTTAGTAGATTTTAAAAGAATGCGAGAGACACGTTCTTTTGAGGTATTTAATCCTTCATCATGGTCTATAGGAATAATATATCCATGTTCTGAACCTAATAATCTAATGTAAACCGCTACTGTTGAAGTTAATTTAGGGTGGTAAAGACTATTTGCAGGAATAACATCTACATATGCTCCTAACCTAACTAATCTTTCTAAGCTTTCTAATTTGCTTTCTTGCTCTACTATATAAAACACTTGTTATAACCTTTTCAATAAGATAAGAAAAAATTATTGAACTACAAACTTAGAGTAGTGTTTAAGATGTTGATCTGTAATACCCGGTAGAAGTTTTTCAGCTTTTTTAGCAACATCTGCATTTTTTGCCTTAACTCCTGGGTAAAGATAGTTGTTTATAATCTCATCTTCAGGGTTACCTTTAATGAACCACTGTACTTTAAGAGTCTTTCTATAAAGTTTCTTTTCTTTCTGTATCTTAAGATAAGAAATTTTGTCCAATTCCACAACTTTACCATCTCTGGTGTCTCTTGCAAAGTGTCTTACAAATACTCCTTTGTTATAATCTACTCCTGATGGTGATACTGATACATTCCTAAATACTTCATCAGTACTAACTTTACCGTCTGGTACAAACTCTAATGGTTTAGAATCTGGTCTAACTGATTTACCTTTGAAGAAATTACCTTTAAAGTCTCGTACAAAACTACCTGCAAACTTTAAACCGGTTAATGGGTCTTTGAGTATGCCATTTAATTTTCCTCCAACAAGTTGTTTTATTTTAGGTAAATATGCCATCTTATAAGTTATCTAATTCAAAAAATTGAGTTTCAACATTGGTAGTCCATTCGTTATTTTCTACCTTGTTACCTAACCCTGTGATAACATATCCATACTTATTATATCTAGGTAAAAGCACTCCTGGGTTTATTTTAAATACCTGCCCTATTTTAAATCCTGAAATACCTTTCATAGTAAATGATAATTCGACTGGTATTGGTATTTCATGAGTAACGTCTTTATCAGATTTTTTCTTTTGTGCTGCCTCGTACAATATTAGGTTAATTTTTCTTAACGCACCTTGTAAGTCTTTTTCAGTTTCAGCATTAAAATCAGATTTATCCCTAATTGCCTTAAAAAATAAGAATATTTGTTTAGACATATCTACATTAGCTTCAAAGAATTTATTTACGTCACCACCGTAGGTTAGTAAACTTGTATTTTTACCCGGATCTTTTCCACTGTTATCTTCTGTACATACATCAGGTTCAGTGTTTGTAACTTTACTAGGTATAAACCTATCAACTGCACCTAAGTTCCATGAACGTATTGCTCTTACATTTTCATTATAGTTGGTTACGGTACCTTGTGCTGCAATTGATATTTGTGCTGCTGTCTTTGCACTTAACCTGCTTGATATAGATAATTCCTTTACTGTTGATTTAAGTCCAGTTAAAGTTATTGTAGGTATTTTTTTTACTTTTCCAATACCGTATAAGTCTACAATTTCATATTTGTTGATACCTTCATTATAGAAAAGTGATAGTTTACAAACATCACTTAGTGCAGTATTTATTTTTTCTAGTAAAGTGTTTATAAAGTCAATAAAGGTTTTACTGGTATTGGATTCATCAAAAAGTTGGTCTGATAATGTAAGTAGTGTCTTTGTTGAAATGAATATATTTAAAATTTCATTTTTACCATTATCATCGGAATTATTACCTCCACTCATACCATAGTCTTCCATTGCACCGTCTGCAAAATCTGATGTCATTCCGTACTGCACGTTTCCATCGGGGTTATTAATTGTAGGAGCTAGTTTTGGTAGATGTACATTAGAAGGAACTACAGAAAAATGTTTTTGAAATGTTCTAAATTTATTTCCAAAATCTAATGCGAATGATAGTATAGGGTTGACCCTATTTTTATCTTTTATATCATATATCGATGCATACTTGTTGAAAATATCTAATACAAACCTAAGGGGTATGTAGGAGAGTCTTTCTGTAGCTTTTTGGTCACTGTCATCCCCTTGACTTTGAACAGGGTCGGTAACATTAGCATATACAAACTTACATTGGTTTTCTGTGTCTAAAGAAGCAAACAGTTTTATACTTTCACCATTATCTTCAACCGCTTTTAATACATCAACTAGTTTTGGAGTAAAAGTATCTTTTTCATCTGGGTTAGGAACATATTCAGAAATGGACTTGAATATTGTATGGAAAATACTTTTATGTTTCGATACTGACGAGTCTATAGTATTTTCTTTATTTTTATCTTTTTGAGAATCTTCTATTTTAGCACCATCAGAAGTTTCTCCTCCTTTAATACTATCTAATATCACTCCTTTGGAAACTACTTTCATACTACAGTCAAATCCACCGTCAGGTCTAAAGCTATATCCAAAGTTAGAGACATAACCAAAAAACCCGTCGTAGTTACCATCTGCTTCGTCTCTTTTATTCTCTATTGCCTTTTCTACATCCTCGATTGTCTGTGTGCTAAATACAAATCCTTCATCAAGTGTATTAATAGTTTTGCCGAAAGTTTCTTGTTCACCTTTATTATTGGTAAAGACAGTATGACCAAATTCTACAATACTAGTAAACCCTGGTCTTAAAAATAATCTTTCAGCTTCTTCTAAATCATCTAATGAAAATACAGTAAATGTAATGTCGGCTTGTCTTAAAGTACCGTAAGGGTTATACGACTTAAGGTTAAATGATGTAATACCTGGCATTGGTCTATACCCTAATCCATATCTATCACTGTAGTTGTTGTAGGCATTGCCGGAGTTACTAAATGAAGTACCTTTATTAAAATTTATACCTTTTCTAACTATATCGACTTGTCTATTTTCAGCCTGATCTTTGGTCATCATTGTACCACCGTGTAGTATAAATCTTCTAGCAGGACCAGACCAAGTCTTATTTTTATCGTTAGCAAGAATATTACTACCTGAACTAACCTTCACCCAACCCGTATTTTGGTTTAAGCTTGAAAGGTCTTCAATGCTCTTACTGTTATTGGAAGTATATTCTTCTCTTTTTTTTACTTGTGCAACTGTTTTGTCACTAATAGATGAAAAAATAGTTTCTCCTGCCTTTGCTATACTCATTATCTATTTTCATTTATAGTATTGTATAGGTCTATAGCATCGCTTGGTTTAGCTGGTATACGTAATTGAATTCCTTGTTGTACTGCTAAACTATCTGTTTTTGAATTATTGGCACTTGCTATAATCCACCATAACCTACTATCTTGATAAAACCTATGTGCTAATGTATCATATCTATCTGTGCCTGTAGTTATAACGTAAATGTCGTCTTCAGTAGCAGGGATAGAAGGGTAGATAGGATTTGTATAGTATCTTCTACCTTCTTCATTAGTTAGTATTTCTGTATTTCTATATCTCATTACCCTTGAAATTCTTGAGTATAACCGCTATTGTTAAGAGTTTCTTCTGAAAAACTTAATTTATCTATTTTGTGTTCTCCTGCCGCAACGTCAGCTGTATTAAGTTTAGTACCAAAGTATTTTTCTCCTTTAGTAAAATTTAAATCTGATTTAACGTTAAAGGTATGTATTGGAGTAAATTTAACTGATACATCTAATAAATGAGGTACCCTACTTACTTTCTTATCGTTGTCTACATCTATTTCCCAAGGATAAGTAGTGTTCCACGAAAGGTCGACTCCTGTTATAAACCCATTTTGTCTGAAAAGTAAATCACCTACTGTAATTCTAGTAAGAGTTCCTCTCATAAAATTACCTTCTTCAGAGTAGCTTGGAGCTGTAGTAGCTGCAAGTAAATTTAGTTTACGGTACATCTTATTAATATCTTCTTTTTTAAATGCAGCTACTTTAAAACCGAAATTTATATCTCTACCGAAACCTTGATAGGTGTAAAATTGTTCTGCTCTACCTACATACTGTGTACCGTTCCATGTACCTGTATAATTATCTGTGTAGGAATCTAAAAATGCATTAAAAAATAATGTATTACTAACGTCCGGTGTTATTGAAGAAAAACTAAAGGGTAGTAATTGTTCACCGTATGCTTCTTGTATTTCACTTTCATCTTCTAAATCCATATCCAAAACTGTGCTTTCAAACACATCTTTTGAAGCAATTTTATTATTCCCAACTCCTACTTTATATACCAGTGGGTTTTCTACAGTTACCTCTTTTCCTTCTTTTACTACTGTATTGATAGCACTAACAGTAACGTTTGAGCTTTTTTTAACCTCATTAGCTACTAGAGTAACATTTGGACTAGGAGGAGTGGATGTATCTTCTGAATATCTAGGGGTAGTTTTTGTGTAGGTATTACTACCTATTTGATTTTTTTCAAATCCTGAAATACCTTTGCCGAAAAAATCTGTGTAAGGACCTAACTCTTCTGCGTTATTACCTTCTACAAAACCTGCACCTAAACCAGATAACTCATTATTACCTACTACTGCGCCTCTAATATCGGATGCACCGAACTTACCTAGGTTAAACTTAGCTTTAAGTTTAGCTATACCTTCAGGAATTCCACCACCATCAAAGGTACCACCTTCTCCAGGAGAGTTGTACCTACTTACTCTTTCTTTTAACCTACTTACTACCTTGCCAGAACCTTCAGGGTCAAATCCTATTTCACCTGGAGATGATTCAGTATCTAAATTAACAGTGTTTTTAAGAAAGTTTTTAAAAAGTTGCTTTACACCACCGCCTGTACCGCCTACATCATCAAGATAGAACCTACCAGACGTATTGTTAATAAAGTGGGTACCTGTACCGTTTACTGGTATTTGTTTAGCTATGTTGGCAGTAAATCCTACATTACCTAGTATTGTACCTAATGCTTTAGCACCTACTTGTCTAAGAAAGTTACCAACCTTGCTACCCCCTTCTTTATTTGCTTTAGCTACATTACGGTTTAGTTCCTGCTGACCTTGTTGTAAGAGAGCATAGTTTTGTTGAAACTTAGCTCCACCAGCAGTACCTAAAAACTTTACAAACCTTTCTAAATCTGTAGTTCTAGAAGTTATAGGGTTGTAACTAAAATTAAATGGTTTACTTACTAATGAGTTAGGACTTGGATTATCAGGATTGACATGTATACTGCTGTCAGTATCATACCGTACACGTTGAGATCTAGAGTCTAATCTTGCCATTTATTATATGTAAGTACACAACTTATGTTAAGTCGTTTCTGTCTGAATAAGTTGATAAAGGATCAGATCCATACAGAGAAGATAAACCACCATTTTTACTCAATGTAGAAGTAGGGTTAATTTTTAAACCTAATGAATTATTTTTAGAAGGTACATTAAATGTATTGGAATATAAAGCTGCTTTAGCTGCTTCTCCTTGACTATCTAAATCATTCAAAGATACTGTATTGTGAAGGTCTGAATTATCTTGAGTTACAAAGCCTGGTTTATCAGCACCGGTGATATCTTTTGAA